TTTTCATAAAATAGATTAGTTTTGTTTTAAAGGGGAGTTTTCGAACTCCCTTTTTTTATACACAAAATTCAAAGTTTATACGTTATATAAGTATGATACACTTAACGACATCTGCATCAGCTCAAACTTTAAAAGTAATACCGAGAAGTTATGCATCAAGTGTTAGTATGATACTAAGAGATGATTCAACAAACACCTCAACAACATACACAGTAAGCACTACAACAGATAAAAACTATTTAGTGTTATCACAAGCATTAAGTCCTGTACTTGTAGAGGGTAGATTTTATGATTTAACTTTAAAAGAGGGAAGTAATGTAATATATAAAGATAAAGTTTTCTGTACTGACCAAACTATTTCAAGTTACTCAGTTAACAGTGGTGAATACACAGTACCAACAGGAAACGATGTCTACGATAATGATTATATTGTAATATGAAAAATAAATCAGATTTAAGTATTGTTAATTTAAGCACTTACACTTCACCTGTAGTAAAAGAAGTAAGAGGCAAAGACTTTATCGAGTATGGAGAAGATAACAACTATTTTCAATACCTAATAGACAGATACAACGGAAGTCCTACCAATAACGCTATTATAAATGGTGTTAGCGAGATGATTTACGGAAAAGGCTTAGATGCTACCAACTCAAACAAAAAGCCTAATGAGTACGCTCAAATGAGGTCGTTATTTAATAATGATTGTGTAAGAAAATTATGCTATGACTTAAAATTAATGGGGCAGTGTGCAGTACAAGTTATCTATTCTAAAAACAGAGCTAAGATTGTACAACTTGAACATATGCCTATCGAAACCTTAAGAGCTGAAAAGTGCAACGAAAAAGGAGAAATAGAGGGTTACTATTATTTTAATGATTGGGCAAAGTACAAGCGAGGAAACGAATTGAAAAGAATACCTGCATTTGGAACTTCTAAAGAGGGATTAGAAATACTTTACATTAAGCCTTATAGAGCAGGTTTCAAGTATTATAGTCCTGTAGATTATCAAGGTGGTACACAATACGCTGAATTAGAGGAGGAGATTTCTAACTTCCATTTAAACAACATACTAAACGGACTTGCACCAAGTATGTTAATTAACTTCAACAATGGAACTCCTGATCCTGAACAAAGAGAAATGATAGAAAGAAGAATCTACGAAAAGTTTAGTGGCTCAAGTAATGCAGGTAAATTTATTTTAGCTTTTAACGACAATCCAGAAACAGCAGCAAGTATAGAGCCTGTACAGTTAAGTGATGCACACCAACAATACGAGTTTCTAAGTAATGAGAGTTCTAAAAAGATTATGGTAGCTCACAGAATTGTAAGTCCTATGTTGTTTGGTATAAAGGATGATACAGGTCTTGGTAACAATGCAGATGAATTAAAGACAGCTTCTATACTATTTGACAACTTAGTAATTAAGAGCTTTCAAGGGCTTTTAATTGATGCTTTTGATAGAATACTTGCTTATAACGATATCTCTTTGCATTTGTACTTTAAAACGCTTCAGCCACTTGAATTTGTAGACTTAGAGAACGTACAAGATGAGGAAACAAGAGAAGAAGAAACAGGTGTTAAATTAAAAAAGATAGATGGTGAAAATGTTTACCCTACTAAAGAACAAGCTATAGAAAAAGCTAAAGAGATGGGATGTGAGGGTTATCACGAACACGAAGAAAACGGAATGACTTGGTATATGCCTTGTAAAGATCATTCAGAAACACAAGACTTGTCAGAGGATGACTTTAGAGACAACATAGCACAAGAGCTTATTGATTTAGGAGAAGATGAAGAAGAATTATTAAATGACTTTGAGTTAGTAGATGAATCACAAGTAGACTATGAGTTTGATGATGAGATGGATGAATTAATTGAGAACGCTAACGAGCAGATTAATTTAGCAAGTACAGGAAGCGCAAAGCCTTATAGAGAAAGCGAACAAGATGGTAAAACACCTGCAAGTAAATTATTAGGCTATACATTTTTAGTAAGATACAAATACGCACCTGAAAGAGTAAAAAGAACATCGAGAGAGTTCTGTAAAAAGATGGTAAGTGCTAAAAAGGTGTATCGTAAAGAAGATATAAAAGCTATGGATCAAAGAGCTGTAAATGCAGGTTTTGGCAAAGGTGGCTCAGATACTTATTCTATATGGTTATATAAGGGAGGGGCAAGATGTCATCATTATTGGTCTCGTAGAACGTATCTTAGAAAAGATGGTAACAAGAGTTTAGGTAAAAAGTTATATGATTCAGAAGCTAAGAGGCGAGGTTTTATAGCACCTAAAAACGCAAAGAAAGTAGCAATAAAGCCAAAGGATATGCCTTATAGTGGATATACAGCAGCATACGCTAAGAAAATAGGAATAAGTAGATAATTATGGCAACAGTATTATTCATATCAAGAACAGATTTAGTCAAGAATAGTATCATTGATGGTAATGTTGATACAGATAAATTTATACAGTTTATCAAGTTAGCGCAACAAATCGAAATAAGAAACTACTTAGGTACTAAACTATATGACAAAATAGGCGCAGATATAGCAGGATCAGGTCTAACAGGAAACTATCAAACTTTAGTAAACGAATATGTACAGCCAATGTTAATATGGTTTGCACAAGCAGAGTACATTCCTTATGCAGCTTATCAAATAAAGAATGGTGGAGTATTTAAGCATACAAGCGAAAACTCAGAATCAGTATCTAAAAGTGAAGTAGACTTTTTAGTAAACAAAGCAAGAAACACAGCAGAGTATTATACGCAGAGGTTTTTAGATTACATCAATAACAACAGTAATTTATTTCCAGAGTATAATCAGAATACAGGAGGCGATGTTTATCCTGATTCAGATGCTACATTTAATGGATGGGTATTGTGAGATACAAACCGAAAGAAAAAAATATAATTAAATTAAAACAGTATTTAAATGGCAAATACGATAAATTGGGGAAAATCATACAGCGAGAGTTATTGGGGGAACGCAACAACAACCAATAGTTGGGGAGATGATTATATAGTAGAGTATTTGACTTCTGATCTAAACAGGAGAGTGCAGATATACGAGAACAACACAATGACTAATCAACTATTAGAGAATATACAATGAGTTTACTACAAAAAGCATCCATAATAACCACACCTACAGCTTATGCTGAGGACTACTTATATTCTATAAAACCTGCTTATGCTTTAGGCTCAGAGCTTGTTACTAATGGAGATTTTTCTAATGGCACGAATAATTGGACACCTAATGCAAACGCTACATTATCTGTAGAAAACGGAAGATTAAAAGTTGCTATAAGTGGAGCAGGTAGTGGCTATCCATCACAAGACATAACAACAGAAGTTGGTAAAAAATATAGAATAACTGCAAACGCTTTTATTGGCACATCTACCAAAGTAAGTCTTTATAGTGTTGTATTTGGCTTTAATGATTTGTCAGTAGATGGCTCTTACGATTTAACTTTTAAAGCTACAAGTACAACTACACAGATTAGACTGTATGTTTACGGAGATGGCACTTATGGTTTTTGGGATAATGTAAGCGTAAAAGAAGTAACAGATGCCGACTTTGACTTTGACAGAAACTCAACAGGAACAAGAGTCAATGAAGATTATCTAATAGAAGATGTGCCTTATAATTTAGTTTCTAATAGTGAGAATTTTTCGGTGTTTACTAAGGTAAATGCAACTGTAACTACAAATCAAACTTTAGCACCTGATGGGACTCTAACTGCTGATAAAATAGTTTTTAACGGCACAGCAAATGCAAGAGTAGAGCAAAACTTGACTGCTTCAATAATGGGTACACCAAATACACAATCAGTATTTTTAAAAACAGAATCAGGCACAGCTAATATAGATATAGGTCTTGCAACACACGATGTAACAACAGTAGCAGTAACAAGTGAGTGGAAAAGATTTACACACACAGGAGAGGGTCAATATCCAAGAATGAAAAGTGATAGTGCTGTTACAATATTTGCTTGGGGTATGCAAGTAGTAAAAGGCGACCAACCAAAAGACTATCTAAAAACAACAGACAGATTAGACATACCAAGAATAGATTACACAAACGGAGAGCCGAGTATCTTGCTTGAGCCAAGCAGAACAAACAAATTACCTTACTCCCAAGATTTTACAGATAGTGGTTGGTTAAAATCAGGTTCAACAATAAGTACAGGGTTTTTATCACCTGAGGGTATAAACAATGCAAGTAAAGTAACAGCAACAAATACAGACCCTTATTTATTATATTCTGTTTCAGGAATAACAGATTTGATTTATGCAGCATCTATTTATATAAAAGGAACATCTACAAGTATTGGTAAAACAGCAAGGCTTTGGATAATACGTGATAATGTTGTTTTTCATAGTGAAGATTTTACTATTACAAATATTTGGCAAAGAATATCTACAACTAAAACTTTTACAACCACACCAACAAGTTTTGTTTCTTTTAGAGTAGATTTACCAAATACAGATGTAGCAGTTGGAAACGAAACCTTAATATATGGCGCACAACTTGAAGTAGGAAGCTATGCAACATCTCTAATACACACTACAGGAAGTGCAGTTACTCGTAGTGCAGATGCAGCAACTAATGCAGGTAATAGTGATTTAATAAGCAATAGCGAGGGCGTATTATATGCTGAATTAGCAAGAACATCAGATAATGGTAATTATGAATTGATAGCTATTAGTTCAGGTGTTGCTAATTATCAAAATATAGTTGCTTTAGGTTTTGATGCAAATAACAACGAAATATGGTATAGAGCTAAACTTGGTAATACAGATTTAATTATTGTATCAGCAGGGGCAGAAGTCAGACCACAAAACGAGTTTTTTAAAATAGCTGTAAAATATAAAAGTGGAGATTCAAAAGTTTATCTTAATGGTAGGATGATAGATTCAACTACAACAACAGCAAGTACCTCTGTTGCATTTACAAGGCTTGATTTAGCTTTTTATAACTTATATAACTTTAGGGGTAAACTTAAAAATGTTACAGTATTTAAAGAAGCTCTTACTGACTTAGAATTAGAGAAACTAACAGGCTACAACAACCACGAACTATATATGAATTATTACAATAGATTAAGCTATTTAGGTTTAGTAGAAGAATACAATGTAGAATCCGATATAAACAATTATATATTATGATCCCAAGTTTATTACAAATACCAAGTGCTGTAAGCGATTCTAAGCTACATTCAGTTTTACCTAATAATGGTAAAGGCGATTTTACGTTTGATAGATCAACAGGCGCAACAAGAATCAACAAAGATGGTTTAATAGAAGAAGTAGGATATTTCTCAAGTGAGTTAGTACAAAACGGAAACTTTAGTGAATTAGGCTCTGATGTTGTCCTGAATGGAAACTTTGACAATGGTAGCACAAATTGGACTTTAATAGGAGATGTAAGTATTGGTAATGGTGTTTGTACATTTTTTGACACAGGCTCTAATACTAATAGTCAGTTAATTTCACAGACAGGAATATTAGCAAACAAAACTTATAAACTTGTTTTTGATGTAACAAGATATGTTTCAGGTAGAATACAATTAATATTTGGTGGAGGAAGCGCTGTAAATGTAGATATATCAGGAGGTGTTGGCACTTATACAGTTTACGTTGTTAATGGTAGTAGCACAACTTGGTTAATAAAAAGAAATGGTAGTTATCCCAACTTTGATTTTGATATAGACAACATATCAGTAAAACAAGTTGACCCTAATGATAGATGGACTTTAGGAACAGGATATACTTATGGTGATGGTGTTGTAAATTCAAGTTCTTCAGATGGTAACTTTTTAACTTCTTCTGCAACGCTTGTTGTTGGAAAGTCATACAAAATAAGTTTTGATGTAACAAGAACAAGTGGAGAACTAAGGCATTATAACGGAGGCTTTACAGGTATTACTGCAAATGCTACAGGTACTTTTTCAGGTGTATTTACACCAACAGAAACAATATTAAGATTTTATTCAAGTGCTTTTGTCGGTAGTGTAGATAATGTAAGCGTAGTAGAAGTACAAGGCGATAGACCAAGATTAAGTTACGATATAACAAATGGAGTAGTAGAAGATAAACCACATTTACTTTTAGAGCCGAGTTCTACGAATCTTTTAACACAATCTAATGG